ATTTGCGATGAGGATTGCTTCATCTACGACTGGTCCAGAATCGAAAAGATGCTGACCTATCTGGAGACAGGCAGCAAGGCGGTTCTGGCAATTGCGGACGGCGGTGTTACTGAACACCGGGCCGGCTTTGATTGGTTCCAGCTAAATCCTTTCTTCATGCTTCTGGATGCACCTGTAATCCGGCGACGAATAGAAACATCAGGATTCAATAGGTGGCAGATTGACAAGATGGGTTACCGCCCTGACTTGGACCAATACCGGCCTTTTTGGATTCCAGAAGAATTCGGCACGGCGGTAAAAAGTACGGCAGAGCCTTTTCATGGGCTTTCGGTTTTCCTTGTCGCTTCCGGCTTGGTGGACTTCATAAAGGTAGAGCAGCATAAAGACGGCATCAGTACCGACACCGGGTTTGCGCTACATTCATGGTATGCCAGAGACTTTGAGGCGCAGGAAGAAAGGATATTGGCAATTTATAACGAAGCACGGAGATGACGGCAAAGGAGAAGGCGCAACAGTTGGTAGAAAGGTTTGAGGGCAATGTGAAATATGCCCTGATTGCAGTGGATGAGATAATTGATGAATGTTATAATTGGGCAGGAGGAGGCGGTAATATAGATTGGGAAAAGAGCAGATGGGATTATTTTCAGGAAGTTAAACAAGAAATTGAGAAAAAATGACACAGCAGACAGCGGTTGAGTGGATGATTAAAGAGATTGAGTCTTTAATTACGATAGAAACATTTGAAAAGTGGAAAGCCATTAAGGAACGGGGCAGGGCAATGGAGAAGGAGCAGATGCTATCTGCACAGCTGGATATGTTCCATTTTTTAAACAACTTAAAATTTGGAATGATGTATTTAGAAAAAAGAGAACAAGCAGAATTTTTTGCCGCCCAATACTACATCGAAACCTATGGAAAATAGACAGCAAACAGCAGTAGAGTGGTTGGCAGAACAAATGTTATGGAATGAATTTCACAACCCTTATTTAGAGCAAGCCAAAGCAATGGAAAAGGAGCAGATAGTAATGGCATATCACAATGGTTATAGTGATGCAATACAATCAGAACCAAAACAATATGAACCAGAACAATACTACACCGAAACCTATGGAAAGTAAACAGATAACAGCGGTAGAGTGGATGTTTGAGCATTTAATGCCTTTCATTGAATTTTCTGATGCAGAAAAAAGAGAGGATGTCAGAAATGTTTTGGAGCAAGCCAAAGCAATGGTAAGGCAGCAGATAGCGGAGGCATATCGGCAAGGTGTTGAGGAGGATGTTTACAACACCCCGCTTAAAACCGGACAGGAATACTACACCGAAACCTACGGCAATCCATGAAACCAACTTTCATCATTCCTTACCGCAATCGCAAAGAACACCTGCAAAGGTTAGCACCGCACCTTTTGCCGATTGGCGAGGTGGTTGTAATTGAGCAGGCAGACAACCGGCCTTTTAACCGAGGCAAACTGCTGAACATCGGCTTTGCCATTGCCCGGGAGATCATGGATTACTGCATATTCCATGATGTTGATATGATACCTATCGACCCGGCTTGCTACCGATACAATCCAGATGCAGTTACCCATTTGGCAGGGTGCTGCACTCAGTTTGGGATGAAATTGCCATACCCGGAATACCTCGGCGGGGTTACTATGTTTAACCCGATTCACTTTGAAGACATCAACGGCTTTTCAAATGACTTTTGGGGATGGGGTGGCGAAGATGATGACCTGCGGAATAGAGTGCTGGCAAAAGGCATCCGGATTTCTAATTATCCGGGCAAGTTCAAAAGCCTGTATCACCGGCACAACTACGAGCAGAAGACCCACGAAGCCAACCTGACCCTGCTCGGTCAAGGCCCGGACTTTGAATCGGGCCTCAGTACCCTGACATACGAATCAATTACACAATTTAATTTTCAATTTTCGCCTGAGATTCAGGCATATTCAGTAATTTTATAACCATGAACAAATCAGTTTTTACAAATTCATTAGTTGACATCGGCCATCACACAGTGGAAGGCCTTGATTTCACACACCTTTACATCCGCATCAATGGTGATTTGCAGATGATTGCTGAATTTTTGAAACTTTACGGTGGAAACCTGAATGTTTTCAAGTCCGGCACGGCGGTAGCCAGTATTGCCCGGCAAGATATGTGTGTAACCATCTCGGCCCCTGACCTGAGTGCTGAAAAGGTTGCAGAGCTGGTACAGCGATACCCGGAAGAGGTCAAGATTAAAAAAGGAAGTGAAATACAACTATGAAAAAGATTTTAATTGCAGCGGCCTTTGTAGGCCTGTTTTCCTGCACCAAAAAGCAGGAGTTTATCGAATATCGCTACGGCGGTGTTATTCGGAGTAATGGCATCGGCTGCGTCTATGTCTTCACAACCGAAGACTTTACAGCTTCATTGGAGATTACCGATGTATGCGGAAAGTATAAGAGAAGCGACAAACTTTTAATCTTGAAGCAATGAAAGCACATAACGGCAAAATATTGGCGAAGGCTGGGCATTGGAATACAAATGTTTAAGTTAAGTACAGATGATTGATAGAAATACAAATGTTCAAATTAGCACTGATGCAGTGTTAGCGGGCGTTATTGGTTATGACACAAGTCGTCAACCGATTATACCAGTTAGAGACAAATTGTTAGTAAAAAAGAACACACATCCTAATTGTGATGGCACAGCTTGGGGATGGATAGAAGGCTGTTCGCTTAACATTTGCTGGAGCGATGAAAATACAAGGTTTAATAGGGAAAAAGCCGACGAATTGGTTCGTCAGTATAATGCCCGCTAACGTATCGGGGCTTTGCGTAGTAGCCCTTAGTAAAAACTTAAAATTAACCACGACACTTGATAGGGCTATTACGCAAAACCCTTGTTATGTGCCGTTTTTATTCGGAAGATGAACAAATTAAAATACTATCATACATCAGACAAGCAAGATTGGGGAACGCCACAATTTATTTACGATGCACTTGATAAAGAATTTGGATTTACACTTGATGTTTGTGCAAATAAAGAAAACGCCAAATGCTCCAAATACTTTACAGAACAAGATAATGCACTACTTCAAGATTGGAGTAATGATGTTTGCTTTATGAACCCGCCTTATAATTTAGTGGATGATTTTATGCAAAAGGCTTGGGATGAAAGCAAAAAAGGTGCAATAGTAGTTTGCTTGATACCTGCAAGAATTGATGCAAGTTGGTGGCATAAATACGTTATGAAAAGCGAATGGCGATTATTTACACAAAGACTTGAATTTGAAGGACACAAAAAGAATAGAGCACCTTTTCCGAGTGCAGTAGTTATATTTCGTCCACTAAATTATAAGGTTGGCGTTTTCGATATTACAAGGTTGGATGCTCGTAAATTTGGGTATGATGTTCCCTAAAATGGCACATAACTACTTTATAGTCGCATAATTGCGCCTATTTGCCAGAAAAGCGAAACCCTACGACCTGACCCCAACCGACTGAATATACTGAGCATCTCCGCAGCTGAAGCACATATCTTCTCCGCTTAGATTGGCAGATTTGGCCCAAGTCCTCAGAGCCTTTTCCTTCATAGCTTTAAAAGTTACCATCGTGCGCTCGGTCTGCTCCGGATTGAAGGTTGCATGAAAGTTTTGATTGAACCCTGCCAATTTATTCAGCAGTATCTGCTCGCCCAGTGAATAGGCCATAAACATCTTCAAGTGCTCCCGGTTGGCACAGATAAAGCTCTCAGTGCTGCATACCAGTTCCAGATTGAACATCACCCCGGACTGATTAAAGTCGGTTCTAATCTTATCAGGCAACGCAACATCAAGCGGCATGGTAACCGGGTAAATGGTCCAATCTTCAAAGTTTGAGTAATGGTTTGGACCTCTGTTAGCACAGGCGCAATCAGATACCCCCCAACTGGAAAGGTCTGAAAGCCACGGATTCTTGATGGTCGCTACATCGGTGGTATCGATTGCCAGAAAGACATTCAGGCCGTCAAATTGCAGGTTTAATACCTGATTTATCGGCACCTCAGAAAAGCCCGCAGGAACGGTTATGGTGGTCTCATACAATACAGACCAATCAAAGGTGCTGAATACTTTCAGCGGCACATACTGAGCCTCTGCACCGGAGTTGTATATCCAGACTGAGTTAATGCGCAGTTGCAGATACTTTGACCCAAATGCAGAAATCCAAATGCCTTTCCATTTCGCTTCCGGTCCGGTAGGCTGAATGACCTGCTGCGTGAATACCGTCGGCCTTTTGGTGAAGTATAACACCTGATCCATTTGGGCCTCGGCAATCTCGTAGAGTGCTTGCCTGACATCGGTTTTAATCTGCTCCAGAACTATCCTCTGCACAGATTCATACATCTGCACATAACTGGCTTGATCTTGTGTCGCAATCGAATTCAGGAACTCATTCGATATTCCCGGCAGGTCGTTAATGTAAAGCCCGGATGCAGGTGCATCGTTGCTGCACCCTTTCAGGCCGATATAATTGGTCAGGCAATTGCTCATACTCTTTTGAACTTTTTAGCTTTTGATTTCACTGATTTTTTTCCGACGCAGCCCCATGCCTGCCGTGAAAGGTCATTCTTGCAGGGTGGTTTTGCGCACTTCTTAATTCCGCTCGATCTGGCGCAGTAGTTGTCGCCTTTCGGTGTTCCGGGTGCAATGGAATAACCCTTTGCACCAAACTTGATGGTTTTACCGCCGATTGTGGTCTTAAACTTTTTTGCTGCCATCTCTTTTCTGCTGCATGGTGTATTGTTCCTTTGAGGCAGGCCACATCTTATGCCTGCATCGGTAACCGCCTGCATAATTGAATATGGTCTGCTTGGTTGTGTTCGGCATCTTGCCAGACCAAGTCTGATTCGCCCATGATTCAATCTCAGATTTCTTGTATATCCTGCCAACTCTGGTCTTGCAGAAAGGCCGGCTTGTCTTTATTGCAGTGCCTGAATAAAGGAAGTAACTAATATTTAAATCGCTGCTGACTGCATCCAGATAACTCCTTTGGAAAATCATCATGCTATCCGAAGCCAGCCTTCCAATTTCGCCTTGCAGAATCGGATTGGCAGTTTTAGTGCCTTCAATTAGGTTCTGCAGAAGCGTTTCAAACTGGACCTTATTGCTTTTGCTACTCAAACTGGTTAATAGGCTGCTGACTATCGGCTCTGCCAGTGCTGCCTCAACTCCTGCACCGAGTAGCGCATCTTTGGTCTGCTCAATGCTGACCTTTACCAGATTATCATACAGGTCAGCTTTGGGAGTGTACTTATCGACCACAAGCGAAAAGTATTGATCGGTCAGGTCTCGCAGTTGCTTGTAGCCGCTTGTAAAGTCTTTTATTGCCTCGTTATAGGCCTCGTTTTCGCCAATGGTGGCCATGATCTTCTTTTTCAGGCGTATGATTTCCAAAAGCTGCTTTGCTCGGGTATCTGCTGACCCGCCAAACCGGACAGGTGCAGTAATCTCCAGCACTTGCCGGTAAAGGTCTTTGAAAATCGTCGGATATCTCGCCGCAAAATCACCTTCCAGTTGATTTTCCAAAGCCTCGATTTTCTTTATGATTTCCTCTCGGCTCATGCCTCAAAAGTAACCCGGCTAATTTGCCGCTGCGATATTTTCTCCAGTTCATCTTGTGCCAGTCTTTCCAAGTCCTGCCTCTTTTCGGTGTAGGTCTTAGACCACCAACTATCATCCTCGGCAGTCAGCACATTGGTAAAGTAGTCAATCTTGACCGCAAGCATTGCATCCACATCGGAGACCATTCCGGACTCTTTCAGCAGGGCAATCTCATCAGGCTTGTAATTCGGCAATGGATTCAGCCGTTGCCGGATCTCGTTTTTCTTCACCGCCATTGAACCTTCACCGTATTGCTTTATCAGCAAGTCTCTTTCAAGTCCATTGCTGATTTCCGGGCCGAAGGATTTATCCCGGGCCATTGCCAGTGCATCGGCAATTTCCGCAGCGGTGTAAATATCGAAGTCCGTCGGTATGGTCAGCTTTGGCAGGTTTTGGTTCATCCTTTCCTCAGTTACCAGATTTGGAAGGACCGCATATTTTTGCAGGTAGAGGTTTTTTGCAACCCACTGATAAATGGTAACATAGTGTACCGCAACTTGATAAAGGAAGGTATGCACCTCTTTTTTGTCCTGAATCTTGGCTTCTCCAGATACGGCAAGCGGCGATTCAAAAAGGTATTCAAGGCCCAAGGCCCGCATACCGTTGTAAAGCCGGGCCTGAATCTCGATGCCAAATTCTTTGATGGTCGCCAAATCTCGCTCAATTATCCCGGCAGGTGGCGTTGGTATTGCCGTCAGCTGATTTTCATTTGTCAGCGCATTTGTTTTCGGGATTGAAATTACTATCTTCTGGAAAGGTGATTCAACTACATCATTGCCCGACCCATTGCAGGTCTTGCAGGTAGTCTCCGCACCTTTGCCCCTACCTGAACCTTTGCAGGTCTTGCAGGCAGTGGATTTGTATTCCCATTCTTTTGGATAGGCCTGCTTAATCCACAATATGTTGTTATCATCCGCCCGGCGTAAGGCCTGATTCCACTCCGGAATGGCAGCCTGAACAATGGACTCATAGATTACAGTGTAATCCTCAACCTCGTAAACAACCGAGCCAACCGTGTGAATCGGATAAGAGGAAAATATCGGGTAGGTCTCGATGCTGATTTTGTCAGTCTCCCCCTTCTCGTAAGTTACATAGTAGAAAATAGTTTCATCAGCCGCCCCGAAGTATTTGATTCGCTTTTTTTTGTCTTCCTCAATCTTCCAGACTGCATAGGATTCTCCCAACTCGACAATATCCTCGGATTCAATTAACTGCGGAAATGGCTTATCCAAATTGAACCCTTCCCGAATATCATCCACCTTTGGAGCCACCCAGATAAGGGCATTCGGGTCTGATAAGTAGTAACGCTGAAAGGTCTGAAAGAGCCAGTCTTCCAGACTGCCATATACCGGAAGCTTCTTTTCGCAATAATCACGGAATGAATTTTCCTGTGCAATGCCAGTTTGAATCTCATTTTCCAACCAGTTAATCCGGAAGTCATCTGCCTGCCTGATTTTGGTCAGCAGGTTTTCGACTCTTTTTATTGGAACTCGGGAGGGGCATTCCCATACCCTCTCCCGCTCCAATTTCATCCACTCTTCTTCATTTGGCCGTGTCGATTCAAGTAGCCGCCTTGGATAGTCATCATCGAAGTGATTTTCCAGTGCCTCGTAAATCTCCCGCACTTCCTCATGGTAATCAGTCTGGAAGTTTATCTTTTTCGGGTTACTAAGTATGGCAATTAAGTCTTCCTGAGTCAGCATCGGCGAAAGTGTTAAAGAGTTTTGGTTACTGTAACTTCAAAGTAGCCAACAGTGCAATCGCTGCAATCGTTGGTAATCTTGAACTTGATATTGAATGACCCGGCTGGAGTCTCTTCTTCATCAGTTGTAATGGTTACCAATCCAGTAGCAGCATCCAACACAACCGATTCAACATAGGTCAGATAATCGGCATCGATTGACTCAATCGAGTAAACCAAAGCGCAATCGTTATCAACTGACTTGTTGAGTGTGCCGACCATTGTAAAGGTAGCAGTATCATCCGGCCCGATTGAGATTGAGTAAGGACTTGGTAGGTTGTTCACCTCGTAGTAAAGGCCTTCCAAGAAATCATCTGAATCGTAGTCGTCAAAGATAGCCAAAGGGCTTCCTTTCTGCACCCACTTGATGGTTGCCTGTCCTTCCAGAAGGTCGGTCGGGCCGTCGGTGTGTACTGCATCGCCGTAAAGGGTAATCTGGCTGCCAGAGGCATCAAAGATTAACTGTTGGGTAAAGTAGTAGAGGTCGTACTTACTGCCACCGCTGCGGATAGCATTGTAGAAGGCCTGATTCTCCTTGATGAATTGGTCCACATACTCCAGAGTGTGAGAGGTGTTACCAACTTTGATGGATTGGTTACCGAAGCCGCCTAATTCAGCAGTTTCGGGCCGGGCTTTTGAGCCTCGGATATTTAGGATTGCTTTCACATCCCCGGTAAGCATACCCTCATAAATGCTGTCTAAAAAATCCGCAGAGGAAGTTTTAATGACCGCATAGTTTTTCTTGACCAAAACAATAGCATTGATTCGGCTCGAAAATTCGGAGTCGCACTGGGGCTGGACATAGCATAAGTCCTGACCGCAATTAAAGTTCATAAATTTTTAGCAATTTATACAGCCCTGATTAAGAGGCTGATAGTTCTGTTTTTTCGCTTTGAGCTTGACTTGGCAAAGCCCAAAATAGGAAGTTATCGTGCTGAAATCTTGGTTGTGGCTCACCTCGAAGTCAGTAACATAAAGTGATTGAATTCCGACATTAAAAGTCCTGTGGTTCGTGGCAGATTGCAGGGCTTTCAGGGTAGGGTCATCAATCCAATTGGTGTGCAAATTTAGTATTAAATCGGTTCTAACAGAAGTGCTTCGGCTGTTTCCATTTGAATCCCGGTAAACAGAAACCTGATTTTCAAAATCCGGCCCGCCGCCGTTGATTCCAAATCGGACCTGCTGAAACCAGCCATTAAAGTATTCAAAGCCCTCGGCAATGTTATTACCTTGGAACTGAATAATCTGGCTGAATTGGTCGGTTGAATCCACTTGGATAATATTGCTGAAAGCATATACCGCTCCGGTGTAGTTATCCACAAGGGCAATTTTGTAGGTGCCATCAGGCAGGGTAAAAGGTATTGTGAAGGTGCCTTGGTATTGAGTTGGGAAAAGGAACTGCAAGTCAAGCGTTTCCTGCACCCCGAAAAAGGAAGGTAGGTCTTCGATAACAACTCCGGCCTGAACTGCATTTAATTCAGGACAACTTTCAAAGCAGAAGTTTAGCCGTACCCGGAAAGTTTCGCCAATCGGAATGATTTCGCCGTTTACCGTAATGCCATCGGGCCAATCCAATGCAGATACAGCATCAATAAAGTCCTGCGGGTCATCACTCGGCACTGTTCCAGCGGGCAGGGTTACCAAAGTTGCTATTATAGCCTCTTCTATTGCCGTTGCGCCTCCGGTAGTCGGATTGCTGGCCTGTATCAGAGTGCTGAAATTGAGGTCGAAGTCATCCAGATAGTCCGAAATAAATTTATCC